CCCGGACCTGGGACAGGTCGGTGACCACCTCAAAACGGCGGGGGGCCTGGAGGCGCACGACGGTTTGGGTGGTGACGGAGATCCGTTCGTTGGCGTCGGGTTGGGGGACCGGAACCCGGACCATGGACAGGCCAGAGGTGGCGATCACCCGGGCCTCCAGGAGAACCCCGTTGACCGGCATCTTGACCGCGACCCCGGGGATTAGGCTCCACTCGAAGATGTCCAGGGCATCCAGAGCCACGAACCGGTCGCGCTGGGTGGCCGAGGAATAGGGGGGGGCGGACTGGGGCAGGGAGATCGTGGCGTCCCCCACCATGCCGGGCCCGAAACGCTGAGAAAGATTCTCGATGGCCCTCCCGGACAGGCCGACCATCCCGGCCCGGAATTCATCGGACCAGTCCTCCCAGACGTAGGCCGAGCCCGAGCAGATCGGACAGGCGATGTTCGTCCCGCCGTCCAGGTCGAAGCACACGCACCTCCTGGCCTGGGCCCACAGAAGGCGGGAGCCCTGGTCAGGAGTGCCGAGGAGCTGGTCGAAGGCGAGGGTGTCAAACATGGGTCAGCTCCCGGAAATATGGGTGTCGGCCCAGGCGACGAGCTTTCCGACCGATTCGCTACGTTCTTGGGCTCTGGCTTCTTCGCGCCGGCCCCGGGGCGAGAACCCCTTGTCTTCCCGGCTCTGAACGATGGCCCACCAGAGCTGGTGCTGGGAGAGCTGCATCACGTCGGGGTGCCAGGGGTGGAGGCCGAGGGCCCTGGACCCCTCCCAAACCATCGTCATCCGGTGGGATGGGTCCTTCCAGATGAATTCACTTGCCGCCGCGTCGAAAGGCCGACCGCCAGGCGGAGTATGCCTGGTAGAGATCAACCAGGGATTCCGCGTCCAGAATGGTCGACAGGTCCAGGCTGGGAATCCCCCCTTCCTTCGAGGCCCGATACCAGGAGGCAGGGGCAGAATCGACGCAGACCTGAAGGGTGGCAATGGCTTCGGCGAACCGGCCGCCGCCCATGGACAGCGCCTCGATGGCGAGGGTATCGCCGACGTTGGCATAGCGGACGGTGACCTTGCCGGAAAGGGCCGGGAAGCCGGGGGAATCGAATTCCGACTCAAACCGGGGGGCCTTCAGGATGTCCTTGTCTCCGACCTTCGCCAGCCTGGGATCCAGGCCGGCGGCTTCGCGGAGAATGGGGTCGGTGATTTCTTCGGCCACGGGCTACCTCGTCTTGAGGGCGCGGAAGGAATACCTCTGGGAGACCAGGGCGCCCGCCTGGACACCGCTGGACTGGGTGGCCAAGGTGCAGCTCTCCAGCGTCTCGATGGTCTGCCCCGAGGTGGTGTCGATCACCTGGAGGTCGAAGGTTCCGGTCCTGATCATGTCGGCGGCCGTTCGGGCGCCCAGGGCGGACGAGTCCACAATCATGTTACGGATGTAGTAGCGGCTCAGTTCGCCAGAGACGCTGTAATGCGTCTGCTGGTGTTCCTGGGCCTCGACGGAACCCAGGACGAAGACTTCCTGGATGCCGCCATCAATGTTCCAGGTGAGGCCCTGAACGAAGCCTACGTCGGCCCCGTTCAGGAGAATGCGGGCGGTATGGCCGCCGATGACTTGCTGAGTGGCCAGATTTGCCATGGTCTCTACCTCACAGGTTGATCGGGACGGGGACCAGGTTCACGGAGACGTCGATGTAGTCCGACTCGCAGACCGGGTGGGCCTGGACGCTGGCAAACCAGGTCTGGAGCCCATCGGTCGTCACGCTCAGGTTGGTCCAGGCCGGGACTTCGGCCCCGTTGACGAAGCCAGGAGTCAAGAACCCGCTGGTGTTCTGGGGGCTCATGGTGTTGGCGTCCAGGTTCTTCTGGCACGTCGCGTAGATCGACTGGCCAGTGGCCATGTCGAGCGGGGCACCGACGAAGGACGCAAGGACCGAGTTGAACATCCGGGAGATGGCGTCCTGGACCCGAAGGCCGACCAGGGTGCGGAAGGACACGTTGCTTCCGCCCTGGTAGGTCGTGATCGCCTGGACTACCACGGCGTTCCCGGTCACGGGGTCCGTCACGATGGGGGTGATGCCCGCCAAGAGGAGGGCGTTGACATCCGCGTCGGATGGGTTGGGGTATTCCAGGCCGTAGGAGGTCAGGAAGTTGTTGGTCAGGGACTGGGCGGGGCCCGTGCCACAAGCCATGCCGCAGAGCTGGGCGGCGGTGCCGAGGCTGCCGAGCTGCTCGGTCAGGCCCGACATCGGGTTGAGCCCGGCGGTTCCGTTCCAGGCGTAGACCACGGGGCCGGCGAGGATCGGGGCGTTGAGGACCGTGGCGGCGACGTTGGAGGTTTCCGGGGTGGAGGTCCCAGCCGGGGCGTTGCCGGTGTAGAGGATCCGGTATCGCTTCCGGGTGATGGTGCGCTGGGTCAGGCAGTCCTGGTATCCCAGAGCCTGAACGGCGGGGAGGGACGAGGCCAGGAAAAGTGCCGCGCAGTCCACGGTATCCATGACGCCCAGGGCGGTGGCCCAGTCGCCAGCGGCTCCAGTGGAAAGGACCACCTGGGAGTTACCGGTGCCACCGGACAGGGGAGCGGCAGCTTCAACCGCCAGGGCGGCATAGGTGCTTCCGGTCGTGAGGGCGACGGTGACCTGGGCGTCGTTCAGGTTGATCTCGTAGATCGCCATGCCCTGGGACGCGGTGACGGGGGTGGCGGTGGTGCCGATAGTGAAGCCGCCGGTCGGGTTGTCCATGTACTGGCACGGCATCGAAGGATCGGCGCCGGTCGCCAGGGCGGCATTCCACCCGGCTCGTGCGTTGATCCAGGGAATGAGCTGGGAGATGGTGACGCCATTCCCAATGGGGAAGGTCATGGTGGAAACGGTCACGCCGTTTTCCTGCATCGTCGCCAGCATGTTGATTTCATCGAAGATCAGCTTGGGCAGCACGGCACTGGAGGAAACGGTCAGGGCAGCCCCGACGTTGTAAGTCCGGGAGTAGTTGTCGGCGGGCTTGGCGACGGTGACGGCCCAGGGAGTGACGGCGCCCACGGCCACGGTGACGGAGATGCCGTTGGTGTGCAGCCCAAAGTCCCGGGAGGTGAAGGTCAATCCGCAGGGGTTCGCCTGGGTGGCCTGAGTCGGGGCGCCGGCCCGGACCACATAGACCTGGCTGGCTCCGGCATTGCCGCCGCCAGGCTGGAAGATCCGCGCCAGGTAGCTCAGGGCCTGGCCGCCGCGAAGGGTCGCCATGGCCTGGGCCAGGGAGGTGAACGTCATGATGACGTTGGGGACGCCGCCGTCGAAAGCACCAATGAACCCGGCAATCTGCGGGGATCCATTGCTGGTCGGAACCATTGCGCTGGTATTGATCTGGGTGACGACGGAAGGCCGCACCACTTGGGTTCCGCCCACGAAAAGCCCAATGTTGCCCGGCATAAACGCCTCCATGTGATCCCCAAGGATTCGCAGAGAGGAGGGGCGCCCGGAGCCATGGGCATAGGGATAGGAGCCACCTAACACAAGGGGTTCGGCCTTCTAAGGGCCCTCCCGGGCGAGGCTTTCCCTATGGCGAGTGGACAACAGCTAACCCTGGACCGACTGGCGCGGCTCATCCCGCCGGCACCTCCGACTTCGGGCCTCCCTTTGGCGAGGCTCATCGCGGCATCGTATTTTCTGGGGGATTGGCAGGATGCCCAGGCGACGGCATTCGAGCAACAGCTCTCGGTCGGCGCGGCTTGCAATCAGCAGCCGGTCTCCCCGAGCCTCCTGCCGATGTCGAACCCGGCCTATGTGGCTCCGAGCCAGGATCCCCGGTTCGCCCTCTGGACTGGCTACTACATCAACCCGCCCATTCCCTACGATCCCACTCCTACCCTCGTGGTGCCCCCGGCAAGCCAAACCCCGCCCACGGGGTCATCGACGGCTTCCGGCGCCTCTGGGGGCTACCTGGACGACTGGGGGAGTGCCCTGGGAAACTCTCGTTGGGGATACCAGGACTTGACCCAGACTCCCCCGGTTTGGGTGATGGAGACCGACAGCCAGTATGCGCTTCGGATTCTGGCCGACATTTCTCGCCCATCCACGACCAGCTACGGACTGGCCCTGGTCATCAATGCGGCCTTCGGGCTGCCCCAGGGGCTCAGTGTCAACGTCGTGGACGCGGCGGCCCAGACTGGCGGTCATCGGTTCCTGAATTCCACCTTCGGTCCGGCAAACCCTGCCCTTGCCTCGATCATCGGAAACAAGAATTTCACCCCCGCCAAGGCGGCCAATACGCCGGGCTTCACCGCCGGGGATGACTCCTTGGCCGGGTGCTTCTATGTCCAGATTCCCCTGGTTCGGAATGCCGACCAATCCATCGGATCCAAGCACATCACGCCGGCCTTGGTGAATGCCCTGGTGAATCGCCGCAAAGCCGCCGGAACCCAGTGCCGTGGCCTGTTTGCCCTTGGGGAGTACACCCAGACATGAGCCTATCTGCCTCTGCTGTGACCCTGACGCCCCTCGCCATCGGTGGGGCTGGAATCGTTGAGGTCCAGCTCCAGGCCCAGGTGGAGGCCATCGTTGCCTTTATCGGGCCCGTGGCTGCCATCGCCTACAACGACCCCAACCCGGCCCTGGTCCAGATCAACATCCCCCTTCCGGTCTTTGCCACCGTCACCCATGCCCATTCCCCCAACGGGGGCGGGACCGTGGCTCCCTTCTGGGGCGCCCCGATGACCAATGGGATCGTTCTGACCGTCTTCACTCAGTCCGGTGGCGTTTGGGATACCGGGGTTTCCCAGTCGGGCTACAACCTGAACCCGGCCTTTACCTGGGAATTCCCATGGGATGCGGACTGGGTGGTGGATCGGATCAAGGACGTGGCAACGACCGTCCAGCCCCTCCCGGGAAAAATTCTCCGGGTCACCCGGGCCTTCCCTCGGGATACCCACGGCTGGCCGATGATCAATGTCCAGGTCGACGGCCTGGTGCCCATGGGGGTGATGGTCGGGGACATGATGCAGGGCGTCATGACCGGAGCCTTCGTCAACAACCTGACCAAGGGCAAGCTCTGGACCCTCCAGCTTTCCATCATCGGCTGGTGCGAGACCCCGGAACAGCGGTCGGCCCTGGGCCCATGGATGGGAGGAGCCATGGAGGTGGTTATGGATACCGCCCGGACCCTTGGCTGGGGAGACCCGACCATCAGCTACCGCGAGGGTGAGGACTTTGAGGCTCTGGGCGTCCCGGCTTTCCTTGTGACCGCGAACATGACCGTGACCGTCCAGAGTGCCCTCCAGCTCCAGGAACGAAACGACTACCCCATTGCATAGGCGGAGCCCATGGCGACTCAATTAAGCATTCTTTTCGGTGAGATGGTTTCGGACAACTCTATTCAGCGGGCGGTTCCGCTCCCGGCCGGGGTCTTCGAGATGGGCGCCTTGACCATTGCCGGGACCGGGCCCTGGACCGCGACGATCAACCCGGGCGGTGACCGGAACACCTTCGTCTGGCGCGAGGTCGGGTCGGATGCCCAGGGGCGCGGCACCATCAAGGAGGATGCACCGGTCAACTTCACCGTCCCGGCGGCCAGTGCCCTGCCTCGGATTGACCTCTTAGTTGGCTGCCACCAGTGGGTTGATGCCAGCACCCTCGGCGACTGCATGACCAACGGCCAGCCGAATGCGTTCATGGACGCCAGTATGTATCCCTACTACCTGGTGGTCGAAGGTGTTCCGGCAGCCAGCCCTGTGCCTCCGACTCTGGCGGCCTCCTACTCGGGCCCCAATGGAACCGGAGGGGCCCCGGTCGTCTTGGCTCAGGTCAGCGTACCGGCGACCGGTGGTGGAACTCCCACGGTATCCGCCTATATCCCGACCGACTGCCGCTGGTCCAGCATCTATCCCTACCTCCAGGAAATCATCACCGCCCGGGAGACCTTCGGAAGCCTGGATGCCCATTTCCGAAACATCAGCCTTACTCCGGGCGCGACCGGGCCCCAGGGCATCCAGGGCGTCCCGGGGGCGACCGGCGCGACTGGAGCGGCCGGCGCGAACGGAACCAACGGAACCAATGGAACCAACGGAACCAACGGGTCCGAGCCCTCTGGTTCAGTGATCGCTTTCGCGGGGGCGATTGCTCCGGCTGGATACCTTCTCTGCGATGGAACGACCTATCCGACGGCCACCTATCCCGCCCTTTTTGCCGCGATTGGAACGATATTCGGTGGCAGCGGTGGGAATTTCAAGGTTCCCAACCTCCAGGGCCAGTTCGTCCTGGGCGCCAGCAATGCCCCGGTTGCCCAGGGCCTCAGCGATGATGGTCTCAACACTCCGGGGCACACCAACGCCCTTGGTAATTCTGACGGCAAGGAACAGAACACCCTCGCCAAGACCCAGATGCCGAGCCATGACCACACTCCTGCTAATACTGGAACCGGAACTGGTTATGGCCTGATCCCTATTTCTGTTGCCGGGCAAGATACGACCACGGCGGCGGGATATGACACCAACCTGTCTGGAACGGAGTTGAACATCGTCACTCCGCCTCTCGCCATGACCGATGTTGGCGGCGGACTGCCCCACAACACCATGCCGCCCTGGGTGGCCCTGTTCTACATCATCAAAACCTAGTCGGACTGAACGCCCCACTTCACCTGGATGTCCTCCCAAAGGGCGGCTTCCAGGTAGGGGACGTTTTCATCCCATGCTTGCTCCATGGCGGTTTCCAGGGGAAACAGGCCGGGCTGGGCCGGGCGGATCCATGACCGGGCGGCAGACTTCTCGCTCATGACCCGGAAGGTGATGTATCCGGCGGCAGTCTTGGCCTTGGTGGCGTCCTTGAACCGGACCATTCCGGCATAGGGGTCGGTCACATGCCAGGGCTTCGACTTGGGCGCCAGGCCCTTGCCTAAGCGGTCACCCCACTGGTAGCCAAAGAGCGGGACCTGGTGGCCGGTGGCGGAAAGACGGCTGCCGACCACTCCCAGGTGATGGCTGAAGCTCATTGCCTTGGCCAGCTTATAAACAGCTTTGGGCATGGCCGGCATTCCTCGGGTGCCAGGGATCCCGTGGCGAAAGGGGATGATTAGGTATTTCGACCCGTCTTTTGCTGTCCGAGCCTTCGGCGCCGTGGCAAGGGACTTCTTCATGTCGTATTCCGGCGACCCTTCCTCGATCCGTTTGGCCGCGTCGTCCTCGTGGCCGATGGACCAAGCCATTGCATTCAGGGGGCGGCAGATGGTTTGCCCCTTGAGGATCGCCGGTTTCTTGAGTTGGCCCCGGCCGGGTATGGCGCCCCCGGCCAGGTATCCCTCGTATTTGTCCTTGGCGTCGTAGGCCGTCACGCCGACAGCATGGGCCAGATTGACGAATTCATCCGGGACCATGGTGGCTATGGCGAGAATCTCGGGCTTCAAGGCGTCCAGGAGCCCGTTGGGGAGGGTCAGGAAGAAGTCCGTCATGCGTGGAGGCCCTGGAGGGCACTGGACGACTTGCAGGCCGCAGAGGGTGGTGTGGAGGCGGCGGCGGCCGTTCCCGTGACGGCCCCGCCCGTGGCGCTGGTGCCGGAGACGGAGTGGGTATGGGAGGTAGCCCAGTCCACGATGGCGGCCATGGCGAACTGCACCCCGCCGCCCTGGAGGTTGACGGTACCCGTGGCGTTCAGATTCAGGCTTCCGCCGGAGTGGAGGGTGGCTGTCCCGGTGGAAGTGATATTGAGTGCCCCCGTCGCGGTGATGTCGGTATCCCCGGCGCTGGTCAGGATAAGCTTGCCGCCGGAATTGACGGTGACATCCAAAACCGGCTGGACCATTCCGGTGCCGTTCGGGCCCGTTCCCCAGTCCAGGGCAGCGTTGGGATTGTCGGCCATGGGAAGGGTGGACAGATTGAACGTCCCGAAGCCCTGGATGGAGATGGGCGCCACGGCCGACATAGAGATCCCGTTGGCCCCGGTGATGTCCACGTCACCGAGGGGACTGATCTTTAGGGACAGGCCAGAAGGGTGGTCGATGGCCATCCAGTTGGTGGTGCTGGCTCCCAGGTCTTTGATGTTGCTCCCCGTGGGGATGATCAGGGGCTCGTCGGCGATGGTGGTGCGGATGCAGATTCCGCCCGGAAAATCGAGCTGGCACTCCCCGGACGCGTTGATCTGGGAGATGACCCCCGAATCGTGCCGTTTCAGGGTGAGGCCCGGCGAAATGGCGTTGTTGTCCTGCCATGGCACCGAGCAGACCCAAATGCTCACTTCCTCGTCCAGGGTGAGGACCAGGCCGAGTTCTCCAACGGCAGGAAGGTCGGTTTCCATGCCGAGGGCCGGGTGGGCCCGCTGGCTGCCGACCCGCACGAAACCATATCCCTCATCCGACGGGTTTGGGGCCCCCTGAAATTGGAGGTTGCGCCACGTCACCTGGACCCCGTTGCGCTCGGGGACCTGGGCATGAACGACGGCGAGATTGGCACCCATCATAGCGGGGCTCCTTGTCCTGCAAGCCAAGCCTGGGGGTCCAGCACTCGGTCTTTCCCTCCAAGATTCTGGAGGACTTGCCAGTGGAGGTGCGGCCCGGTCGTGTGGCCGGTGATCCCGGTGACCCCAAGTCCTGTAACGCCACAGAGGACCCGGGCCCCCGCAGCAAGGGTTGGAAAGACGGACAGGTGGGCGAACATATGATGGGTTCCATCGTCGGCAAGGAAGCGGACATACTGTCCAGCCCCGATCATGTTCCCGGTGGAATCTTTCTGAGTGAAGCACCCCAAAAACTGCCCATCACAGGGAGCAACCAGGGGGGTTCCGACGGGCATCGAATAATCCACGGCCTTGTGGACGCCACACCGGACCCCGCGCATTCGGAGGGCTCCCAGCCCCCCTCCGGCCGGAACCACGATGGCCCCCGTCCATGGCTCAACCCGGTTGAACCCCTTGGCCGGAGTAGGGTTCCCCTTCTCGCTGTAGACGATGGCCTGGATTGCCGGGTTGTCCTCGGGCTTGTAATCGAAATGCTGGAGGTCCCAGAGGTATTCCCGGACGGCATCAGGATAGGAACTTTGGGTGACCGGAGCATCTGCACCTTCTACCACCCGCTCGACCTGGAGAGTGGTTGCGGCCCGGAATGACCCGGGATCCCCTGCCTGTATCTGGTGGGAGACCGAGGTGATGTAGCCACAGATCCCGTCGGTCGAGTCTTGAAGGACCGTCCCGGCGCGGGCCCCGGGCAGGAGGGGGTAGTGGCGCTGGTGGGTCCAGAGGTAGGGGAGGGCGGCCCGCTGAAAGGCGGCCCGGCCCAGGACGCGGGGAATCTGTTGCCCAAGCCAGTCGGCATTCTTTCGGTCGTAGACGTTGGTGGTGATCTGGTCAGAACAGAACCCATACCGGCGAAGGGAATTCTGGTCCAGGTAGTAGCCCAGCATCATCTTGAACCCGAGAATGGAATTCTGGTCCCCGTCCAGGGCCGTGGACATCGACCAGACGAACATATTTTTCCGCTCCGCATCGCTTTTGGACGCAGAGACGCTGAGGGGGGCCGGACCATCAGTCCCGCCCAGGAGAAGCACCGGGAGGGCACTCCAACCAGAATCGTCGGGATAGGACATCCCCGCCGGCATAGCCTGGCCCTCGGCTGGGTCGCCCGCCTGGCCAGGAAAAGGAATGGGACGGAAGACCACGGTCGGGACTTCGGAGTTCGAGTCGTCTCCACCCAGGGGTAGGTAGGTCACAAAAAGCTCGTGCAGTTCCGGCTCGGAGCAGTTGACGATGGTCTGCCACAGGGGCCCCTCTGCCTCCAGGTAGGAGTAGAGGACGGCGGAAAGCTGGAGCCCCATCGAATTCGTCCATATGGGGGTGGATGCATCAAAGTCAGGCTCTCCGCCGGCCGTGGCGCCGTAGTTCCCGAGCTGCCAATACTGGTTGAGAGCGATGGGATTCCCGTCCCTCCCGGTGAGCCCCATGAGGTCTGAAACCCCAAAATTCAGGAGCATTCCGATGAACTTCTGGGGGTTGGTGAAAAGGTTGTCCCGGGTGAGATTGTTCAGAATCTGGATTCCCTGGGCCGTCAGGATGTCCGATGCCCCGGCCGCCAGGGCGCCGCGCCAGTTGAGCCATCCCTGTTGGAATAGTCGCTGGAGCCCTTCGGCGTGAAGCTGGAGCCGCCAGGAGTAGCCCCGAACAGTGGAGGTGCGGGACCAGGAGGCCCCGGAGATGAATCCGTCGAATAGGCATCGCCAGCCGGCGCCAGTATTGGCCTCGATTCTCAAGCAGTCCTGGCATTCCACCCGGGTCCGAAGCATGGACCCGATGGTGCCCATCATGAGCGAGAGCCCGGCTGAGTGCCCCCGCATGTTCTCGGTGGTGTCGATGGCCGAAATCCCAATGGGATCCGAATAGACCTTTCCGTTCTCGTCGGTGAATGAAGTCCCGGTTTCCAGCATCTTGAGGGAATAGGTCCGGTCCACCCCCTGCTGGATGATGGCCCCTACTGAATCCAGATAGACCCGGACCTGGACGCCGTAATGGGTTGCGGTCATGAGAGGTTCCAGAGGGGATAGGTGTTGTTGTCGCTGGCCAGCCCGTTCTCCATGGTGAACCTGGACCCAACCTGAATCGGGTCATTCGGGTTCCATGCGATGTCGATGCCGGGGGCGATGTAGGAGCCCGGGGCGGTTCCCATCTGGAGATTGACGCTCATGATGTCCGGGTCGGCGATGGAGAGGGCGACCAGGAGCTGGTGGAAACTCACTGTCTCGCCGATGGTCACGGAGTTGAACACCGTCAGGGCGGCATTGGTCAGGGCGGTCTGGATGGCCGCAAACCTGCCTTTGGCGCTCGTCGCGGTCGTCACGGCAGCCGTCAGGTAGACCGGGCATAGCGGGACCGGCTTGAGGGTCACCGAAATTCCGGCGGCCTTCCAGCCCGGAATGAAGGTGTTATTCGGGCCCAGTCCCCCATTGAGAACCTTGGCGATCAGGGTCTGGTTGGAGACGGTCACCGGAGAGGTGGAGGTCGCGGTGGCGATGGTTCCGTTGGCCAGGAGGGGGGTGAAGGTTCCGGTGCCGAGGCCGTCGTCAATGAACAGCCAGACGTTCCCGAAAGCGGCCGGGGCCGGGATTAGAAGGAAAGGCTCGACAGCAAGGGCATCCACGACGGAGGCGCCCGAGGCGTTGATGGCAGCATATTCCAGGGCCTCCTTGGTGCCCCGGACCAGGGTATTGATCCAGCTCTGGAACCGGACGGACCTGGCCGCGTCCGTTTCCGCGTCGGCCCCGCCCACGGTAGCCTGGCCGTTGGTGACTGAATCAATCCCGGCAATGGGATAGAGGATCCGGGCGAGAGAGGCGGCCGGGACGTTCCCGGCGACCCCCGGGGTGGCCGCCTGGACGGGGACGGCTGCCGAGCTGAAGGCGCCGGCCGAGAGGGTCGCGTCCTGGATGGTCACGAACTGGACGCCTGAAGCCGTGGCGACCTTGGTCCCCGTGGGGATGTCGATGTTCACGGCCGGCGCGACCAGGGCGGAGAAGACGACGGCGCTAGTAGAGGCAATGGCAGAGAGGGCCGGGAACCCGAAGGCATTGTAGACGGCGTTGTTGATGGCGTATTCGACGGCCCCGTCTGCCCGCACGTCATAGTCCTCCATGACCACGGCGATGGCCTCCAGGTGGGCCCGCTCCAGGGATCCGGTCTGCATGTCGGAGGGCATATTGAAGCCCGGGACCAGCCCCGGGTTGGAGGCGATCCACGAGGCCATGGTCTGGGTGTAGCTGGTCCAGTCGCGGACCTGGAAGGCGGATGCAGTCATGGGGTCACCTTACGAACCGCCGGTCACGGCGAAACTGGCCGGGCCGAGGATGGTTTGAACGGTTGCGGTGGGGGTGATAATCCCCGTCGTGCTATCACAGGCCACGGTCACCTGGGTCACCGCCGTCACGCGGGGGTCGCGGAGCAGGGTCTGGGCGACGGCGCCCCGGATAGCCAGAGCGTTGTCCACGGTCAAGCCCTTGCCCAGGTAGGCGTAGAGCAAGGAGCCGTAGGAGGGATGCTGGGGCAGGTAGCCGAGGGGCGTATTGAGCCGACGATTGAGAGCATTGACGAGGTTCTGGAGGCTCCCAACCAGAAAGTCCCCACCGTCCGGGTCCAGGTCGAGCCCTACCGGGTCCAAGATTTCAGCCTGGGCGGCAGAGGGGACCGAGAGGATGGCGCCGGGGGCCGCGACGATACCGGGGACCAATCCGCTCGAAAGAGCTGGGGAGCCGCCTTGCGCCGGCCAGGAGACGAAGGGGTAGACCAGGTTGTTCAGGGCAGCGATGGTGGACCATGCCGACTCGTCGCCGAGGACGGTGGCGGCAATCTGCCGGAGGTCCCGCCCGGGGATGACCGGGACAGGGGACGGGGGCGTCGGGGCGATGGTAAGGGCGCCATTGGTGGTGATGGGCAGGAGAGCCCCGCCGATGGCGATCCTCATGCTGGTCAGGGCGCAGATGAGATCCTGCTTGGCCTGGACGGGGAGCGTCGTGGCATTGACGACGGTCTGGGTCAGAGAGGAGACCGCAAAGGCGGCGGTGCGGAGGAGGTCCGCGACTCCCTGGGTGTCGGCCGAAACGGTGGCGCTGAGATTCTGGGCCGCATTGATCGCCCCCTGGACCGCCGTGATGATTCCCTGGATGGTCTGGACGATGGGCCACTGGCTGATATTCATCAGGGTCTGGATGCTTTGAATCTCGGCGGTGATAGCCTTGATCGCGGCCAGGAGCCCGGTGATCGACATTCCATTGAGCTGGTCCGAAAGGGCCACTACCTGATCCACCCGCTGGAGGGCCCAGAAGGTGAGGGAGTAGGACCAATCCAGGGGCTTGGAGGCCGTCCGGTCATCGGTTGGCATCCCGACCGGAAGGATCCACCATACCTCGTTTTTCCATTCCGAAGGGCCGCCCGACTGGGCCATGAAAACCATCTTCAAAAGAGGTTTTTGCTGGGCTAGAAGCGCAGCGTTGGAGTCGGCATAATTCTGAAAAAGAGCCCGAAGGGCAAGGCGATTATCGAGCCCGAAGGTGATAAGCCCCTGGTCATAATTGGAGGCCAAATCCCTCAACCCTTGTTGACCGACGCCAAAGACGCCCCGCATGGTCCACCGGCCCGGGGCAAACCCGGCTTCCACGATCACGGGGTTGCCTGCGAGGTCGATCCCGAAGTCGGCCCTGAACCCCTGTTCAGCGGTGAACGCCTGGGGGGCCAGCCGAAGGGTGACGGATTGGGAGAAGGCGTCCGCAAGATCCGCTTGCGAAGCCTGTCCGATGAGGTTTGAATCCCAAATCTCGAAGGTATAAAACGCTACGTCGTGATAGGCACCCACTGGTTTTCTCCCGTCACATCACGAACAGCCCGGGGCCATCCCAGGCCGCCAGGAGTTCGTTGGTGAGGGCTTCGCAATCCTTCTCCAGCTTTTCAGCCAGGTCGGAAAAGATGAAGCCCGACTTGCGCGACTGGGAGATTCCGTCAGCCGATTGGGAGGAAATGGCCGTGGGGTTCATCATGCTGGAGATCATGGGGAAAAGGGCCAGGGTTGCCCTCATGGCCGTCAGCCGGTTGATCTTGGGCCAGTCCGGGTTGGTGGGCTCCAGGCCAGCGACATAGGTCAGGGCGCAGCTCTGGGGCGTCCGCCACCCCAGGCCGCCCATAGCGTAGGCGAGGGCATAGACGGCGTTCCCGCCCGCGGGGGCGATGACGATCTCGTTGGACTTTCGGTCGCACCGGAGCCAGGACTGGTCGAAGGTGAACTGGGAAACGAGGGTGCCAGGGACGGTGAGGATCAGGCTCACGACCGACTGAAGGGGGCGGATCCGGGGCTTGATACGCGGGAAGCCGTCCCCCGGGAGGGAGCCGGGCCACTGGTAGTAGGGCTCGTATTCAGCCGGGCCGTTAGTTTGATCCAGGGCTGGATCGGCATATGGGTCGAACTGGGGCGTAAAGGTGGTCGGGGCAAAACGGGTACCGAGGACCCGGCTCACTTGGAGCTGGCCCTCGGCGATGGCATCAGCAATGAACGGAGCGAACACGGGTTCGCCAAGTTGGGGCAGCCGGGTCACCAGCCCACTCAAGTAGGTTGCCAAGAGATAGGCTGGCGTGACCAGGAAGGCCATGGATGCTCCGGTTTAGGACTGGGGGGTGTTCGCAGCTTCGGCGGCCTGGAGGGCAACCTCGGCAGCCTGGATTGCAGCCAGAGCAGCATTCGGGGCGGTGGGATCCGGGGTGGCAGCGGGGACGGCCACGCTGGCGGCGGCCACGGCATCGGAAGCCGTCTTGAGGTCGGCCAGCATCGCATCCTTGGTCTTGGTCTGGTCCAGGGTCACGTCCAGGAATTCCAGGGCCCACTGGGCGATGCCGGGCTTGGTCCAGGTCTTGTCGGGCAGGGGGGCATAATCCGCACTGGGGGCCGGCGTGGCGCCTTTGAATTCCAGGAAAAAGGGGAAATTGAGCAGCTCGGCCGCTTGGTCGGGAGACGCCTGGCCAAGCCAGAGGTTTCCGCCATCCGGGTTGGGACAGAAGATGACCGGGCCCGCACTGGTATTGATGACAGGGGGATCGAAGGGGCGGCCCTGATGGGCCACGGTGACGGTGGTGGGATCGGACACAGGGGACTCCTATCAAAAAGGCCCAGGCACCCCATGGGGGCACCCGGGCCGAGGTGCCAGATGACTCAGGGCAGCCAGGTGGCGTTGGAGGGCAGGATGTTGGTGATCAGGGCATGCTTCTTCGGCAGGGAGAGCCGGAGGCAAGCCAGATACATGACCGCGAACTGATACTGGAGGGTGGTCATGGCGAGGGGGATCTTGCTGGGGGGCGCCATCTGCACCAGACGCAGAGCGTCATACTGCGGGGCCGAGGTCAGCATGATGGCCTGGGAAGTGCCGGGAATGGTGGCGTTGGTGTCGGTGAACACGGTGGTTGCGCCGGTCTTGGCCACGCGCCCGATGAACCGGCACATATTGGAAGCGGTGCTGCCGTTCTTGCTGGAGCGGTAGACGTTGTAGTAGCTCTCGGCCGCACCCGAGGACTGGGTGATGGTCAGGGCCACCTGGTTGGTCGCGGCGACGACGACGGTCGAGCCAGTCACGAGGACCGAGGACGACACGAAGCCGGGACCGGCGGCTTCCACCCGGTAGGCATAGGTGCCGGCGGGGATGGAGCCGGTCGCGCCGGAGGCGACACCGGTCATGGAGGCCGGGGCGTTGCCGGAGATTTCAGTCGCGGCGAAGTTCTCCACCGGCTGCCGCATGTTCTCGTCCAGGAACACATGGGGGTAGAGATCCAGGACGCCGTTGCCGATGCCCAGGCCGTTATACTTGATGGACTTGACCATCGCGCCCAGGGTGGTGCTGGGAACGTTGGCATCCAGGTTGACCCGGTATCCCGCTTCCAGGTGGCCGTCGAAGTCCGCCTTGCAAGCCGGGGAAACGATCAGGGCGTCGGGGGAGCCCCAGGAGCCGAAGCCGGAGATGCGGGCCGCGAGGGGGGCGACCTGACTGCCGGTGTTCAGGGCGATTCCGCCCAGGTTCAGCACGTTCTGGGGGGCGTTGGCCAGGAGACCGGGGATGATGCCCTGGAATTCCAGGGGGCTCATGGTGGGGTCGCCGAAAATCAGCTCCCACTCGGCGGTCTGGAGGACCCGGGACAGGGCGGAGAAGATTTCCTGCTCGGCCGAGTTGAAGTCAGCCGCGCCGGCCGCCTGCTGAAGGGCGCCCTGCATGGCGGTGGGAACGGTGACGCCGCCGAATTCAGCCAGCACCTTCAGCTCGGTGATGACCCGGTGGTAGGCGCCGTTGCGCTGGTTGAGGTTGGAGCCGGTTTCGTTGGAGACCGCGCTGCCGGGGTATCCGCCGATGCCGTCCTGGACAACCTGCTGGTCGATCAGGCTCCAGCTCGTGTGTCGGTTGGGGAACAGGAGGTTGAACAGCACGAAGTGGGGATTCTGGACGGTGGCGGTCGCCAGTTCCGGCTCCAGGGCTTCCACCCGCGTTGCGCCGCCGCCGGTCAGGGCCGCGAGGTTCACGCCCGCCTGGGTGGAGGTCAGGGACTTGACCAGGGTGCGGATCCGGGGATCAGCGGAAGTTTCGGCCAACTGGCCGAGGATCGAAAGAACGTCCATCGGTAACTCCTGGCCTTTAGGCCGAAAAGGGGTTGAGGTTGAAAGGCGGCACTACTGGACCGACGCGGCGGCCCGTGTCTCCCGGCACCGCTGCATCGCCTGGGCGTTGGTCATCTTTCCGGCCTTGAGGGCGGAGTAGATTTCGTTCGCCACGTCGGCTCCGGGCAGAGCCGGGGCAGCGGGAGGAGTGGAGGGGAGGACCAGGGACTTGGAGATTGCGCGGGGGGCTTCGGCGGGGGCCTTGGTGGGATCGCCATAAAGGCTCAGGGCCTTGGCAATCTCCCGGTCGTGGACATCGGATCCCTTCTTGAGGCGGTCCAGCTCCGCGAAAATGTCGCCCATGATGACGTCGTGGCCTTCCATCTTCTGGGCGGCATGGGTCAGGAACTTGAGGATGTCGTCCAGGACGGCCTTGAGGTTTTCGCCCTCGTGCAGGAGCTTGTCCTGGGTCATGGGGGGCGTGACGCCGTATTCCAGGGCCTTTAGGAGGGACCGGACTTCGCCAGGCTCCAGGTCGCGGTTGCCGAATTCATCGAAGCCCTTGGCGACGGGACGTTTGGCACCGGGGCGCTGGGGATTCTCAGGGTCGTCGCCCTCCTCCCCCGTGGTAGTGGTATCGCCTTCGCCGCCTTCTTCTTCCTTGGTGGTTGCGGGAGGGTTGACTTCGCCGTCCTCGCCTTCGGGATCCGCTTCAGGATCCGCTTCGCCGTCGGTTTCAGGCTCCGCATCAGCCTTGGCCTTGGTGGCATCGGCCTTCGTGGGCGAGGCATCGCCGACGCGGGGATCGGGCTGGAGTTCATCGGGATCGCCGGGATTGGTCGGGACGGGAGCCTTGCCGCCGACCTTCTTGGCGGGATCCTCCTTGATCCCCTTGAGGATGGAGCGCACGGCGGTTTGCAGATCGGAAAGGGCACTCATGAATTGGCTCCTTGGTTCAGCGACGAGAGAGAAGGACGACGAGAAGGGCCATGGCCACATCGGCGGGCACTCCCCGCTCGGTGGCGAGGGTTAGGTAGCCATCCAGGCCACCCGCCTCCGTGGCCTCCAGGAGGGCGTCCATGGCGAGGCGGATATAGATGGGGTCATCGGCGCCAGGGACCTTCCCGGCCGCCGTGGCGAGGCCGCGAGAGGGCAGCGCGGGGGCCAGGGAGCCCAGGGTGTCCTTCAGGTCGGCCAGGCCGGAGAATGCTTTGGCGAAGGCGCGAACCGGCATGGTGGTGACAGAACCGACAGCGGTATTGACCGGGGTCCGGGACAGGCCGATGGAGTGCCACCGGATGCCGCGCACTTCCTGAGTGGGGAGGCCACCTTCGGAGGTGGTTTCTTCGGCATAGACATCGCCGGCCACGCTGGGATACCAGATGACGGGAGGCTTCGATTGAAGGGAGTCCCAGAAAAGGTCGGCGGCTTCAGTGAACCGGTTTCCCTCTCCGGCCGTATAGATGGCGGCCTTGACCCAGATGGAGCCATCACGCAGTCGCACATCCAGAGGACGCCCGATTTCAAAAGCGTAGGGGTTGACCTTGACGCCCCGAATCTGCCCCAGAACGGAGGCATGGTCCAGGTCGAGCCGGCCATATTTCAGGAAGTAGGGAATGGACGCTTCGAGGGCAGAGAGCAGGATCCGGTCGCCCTGCATGTCCCGGATTTCAGTGCTGGCTTCGAGGTAGACGACCCGCTGGCCACCCTCAACTTCGGCCTGGGCCTTGAAGACGGAACGCTCGAACTGTAGGCAGACTCCGTGCCCCCCGCTTCCGCGAGTCTCCAGGCCGGGAGTAAGAACGGAGGTGCCCATGCCTGGAGAGTCAAGGTAAAGGGCACCCTAAAGTCCTATGGGCAACGCCATAGGTGGCTGGTAGCACTGGGTATGGAACGGATGAAGCCCTCCGCTCGGGGTCCAATCGGGATTCAGGAGTATCCGATGAGCCACCACAAGAGCTACTATCGCGTCGTCAATGGCAAGACTGTCTACGTGGGGGAGGGTGGCGAAGGGCAGGGGCGCCCGGCGGAGCTGCACGAACGAACCGCCATCGGCAAGCACAAGTCAGGAACCCACTACCTCCGGGCATCCGACGCCGAAGACGGAAAACAGATCGAGGCCGCCGCCAAGCACCTGGACATCAAGACAGAGAAGCGAAGATCCGGGGCCAGCCACTTCGGCCGGGTCGGCGCCTATGACCACCATCATGTGTCCAGCCTCCAGGACGCCACGGCGATCCATGCCCATCTGAAGGCAGGGAGCGAATCCGCCCCGGCCAAGACCGAGCTGGATAAGCCGGTAGACAAGGAAGTCCAGCCGGAGACCAAGGCTGAAGGCAAAGAGAAGGCGCCGGAGAAGGTCACCGACGAGTCGCCCAGCGGGAAAGCTATCGCTGCCGCCGAAGCCGTCAAGGGGCGTGACGCAAAAGAAATGCTTGGCTACTCACAGACGGCCCACCGCGCATCGCAGGAGGCAGACCGTACCGGGAGCCAGAAGGACCATTACATCGCCCATTCGCTTCACCTGGCTGCCGAAATGAGCCATAACCAGGCGACCGAGGATAGCGATGGGTACGAGGACATGGACGGGAAGGTCCATCCCCCCACGGAGGGCAACGAGGGGCACCAGAAGGCATGGCTGGCCCACCATGAGGCCAGCCGCTACCACAAGGGTAAAGCTGGTGATGCCAAGGTCCCAGCGTCCGAGATGAATGCAGCCCTGGCCAAATATTCCAAGGCAGACCGGGGAGTTGCCAAGGCCCAAGGGGACCAGGAGGACGAGGCCAACAGCCGCCAGATGATGAAGTCCTACGTCGACGCCCGGCTGGGCCAGTTGGAAAAGCAGAAGTCCCGGGTCGGCGGCGACAAGATCGCCCTGGCCGCCCTGGAGCTTCGCCGGCAGTCCCTGTTGAACCTGGACAAGTAGAGGAGGCCCCGTGGCCATCAAGAAGGACCATGCCAATGCTCTGGCCATGAAAGCCGGTGCCTACTATAAGGCGAAATGCCTTCCCAAGAACTTCTGCCGGAAGCCCGAGGACGTGGACGAAGGCCGGGACCTCCTGAAGGCGTTCGATGACGCCGTGGACGACGGGATGGACCCGGACGAGGGCTCCAGTCTGGTTTGCAAATGCGCCGGTTCGATGGGGGGAGCCATGTCGGGCCCCCTGGCCGCGACCATGGCGACCAGGCCAGTGAAGCACATGGCGAACGGAACGATCCTGGAACAGAGGCCCATCGGCAAGTCCCACCATGACGCCACCTTCCGAGAGTCCAACGGCAAGCTGGTCCCGGTGGCAGCCTACGATGACGCGGTTCATGCCGCCCAGCCCCCAGCCAAGGCGGGGAAGAAGGTCGGCCACTACGCAGTCCACGAGGGCAAGACGAAGTGGACCGAGGGCCATGCTCCCGAAGGGGCCAAGGTGGCGTCCCTGGCGGAGCGCACCGCCATGGGCGTCAACAAGAACAAGGGTTGGTATCTCCGGGCGGCGAACAAGGCCGACGCCAACGCCATCAAGGAGGCCATCTACAAGGTGACCGGCGAGACCATGGAGCCCAAGCAGGGCGGAGCGGTCCACCACGGGAACGATTCGGCCTTTCCACATTTCTTCTTCGGGCATGGCGCGGCCGGCGGCGAGGTGGCGGCCAAGGTCATGGCGGTCCTCCATGGCGCAGAGGTGCCCAAGGAGGCCCCCGTGCCGGAGCCGGTGAAGGTGACCGGCATCTCCGAGGATGCCCTAGCAGCCAAGGAAGCCAGCGAGGAGGCCGACGCCTACAGCTATTCCCCGACGGATGATGTCCAGACCCACGATTCCGCCGTAAAGGCCCATCAGGATGCCGCCGTGGCTCAGGCCAAGGTGGCGATTGGTAGCGAAGGGGACGCACAGAAGGAACACTTCTCGAATGCCGCCTATCACAACCAGATGGCCAAATACCATAAGGGAGCGGGGCTGGCCTCGGCTCAATCCGAGGAAGCCGACACGTTCCATGCCGTGAGTTCCAAGCACAATTCCACGGAGCATGGCGCGGCCGTAGCTGCCCATGATGCGGCTGCCAATTCTCACCAGGCCATCCTGGACGCCGACCTTCCGATCAGCCAGAAACTGAAGGACTACCACCAAGAGAAGGCCGCCCAGCACCTTGCCGCCAAGGCAAAGCATGTAGGATTCGCCATCGAACAGGCCGAAGGCGAGGTTGAGGATGCGGCCGGGGATGCCGCATACCTTGCGGCCCAACCCAAGTCGGCCTACGAGATGGGCCAGGAGGCTCACGCCAAGGGGCTCTCTGTGATCCCAAGCGAGAACAAAGATTTCATGGACTCCCAGCTCAAGCCTGGCGCCCCGGTCGGGAGCAACATCGACGCCATGAAGGGCTACCAAATGGGCTGGCATTCGGCCAATGCTGCCGCCCTGGTCCCGGACGAGGACGGCCCGAAGGTCGGCGATACCAAGACCGAGAACGGGAAGCAGTTCGTCCTCAACGAAAATCACCACTGGGAGCTGGCCATCGAGCAGCACCCGGAGGAGCAGGGCGGGGGATCCATGCCCACCGTCGCCGAGCTGGCCGGGGTCGGCAAGGAGTGGACCAAGGGAGCCAAGCATCGGATCTACTTCAACGCCAAGGACCACCTCCAGGCGGGCCTTTCCTATCCGGGCGGGAAGGTCTGGTATGAATTCGCCGACGGCAAGATGCACACCAAAGACCTGGGCGTCTCTGGGAACGCAGTCATCGAGAGCATCAAGAAGGCGGCCAAGGAGTGGGGAACCAAGAACGCCCAGGTCATGCCCGATACCGACGTGTTGGACTGGGAAGAAGCCCACCCCCAGGTGCAGGAGGCCAGGGGCGTCGTGAAGGGTGCCGGGGCCGGGTTCAAAGATAATCCAACCCCGGGCGGAGCCAGCGACTTGGCCCATGCTATCTCGGACCTCGCCGGAAAGATCACGGCGCATCACCCCGAGGCCACCGGACATGCCAGTGATGCTCACGCCTATTCCGAGGCTGCCCAGTATGCCTCCGGCAATGCCGCGAACATGGGAGATGCCGAATCACACCTGAAGGCGGCCGGAGCCCATGGGAAGGCTGGGGTGTATCACGCCCAACTTGGCAATTCCTTCAACCTGACCGATACCCCCATCAAGCCTGGGCCGGCGCACCTCCAGAGCAGCCATACCGCAGCCGCCAAGGCTCATGCCGCCCTGGCCGAATATCACGGGAAGATGGCTGATTCTCTTGGCCAGACGCCGAAGGTCGCAGTCAAGCCCGATCCGTTCATGCCGAAGCCTCCCTCGGAGAAGTGGCACGAACACGACTGGGATGCCGCGACCAAACCCATCATGGACGGATTGAGCGATACCCACCTCGCCATCACCAAGGACTCCGGCTACACCCCCAGCAAGAAAGAGCTGGAGAGCTACGTCCAACACGCCAAGCACCTGGCGCTCGTCGCCGGGCACAAGGCAAAGCAGGGGCTCCCGAATAAATCCGAGGAAGGGCCGTCCTGGGGCGACTTCGGCCAGAAATGGGCCGGCTACGCCAAAAAGGCCATGACCAAACTGAAAGAGATGGAGTAGACCATGGCCCTCCATCACGGGAAAGACTTCTACCGCACCGTCCACGGCCAGCTCGTCCATGTCAAGGGGCGGGATTACGAGGTCAAGGGAACCACGGACGATGATTTTGCGAGGATGTATCCCGACGCCCAGGAGTCGCCGAAGGAACCCGGTGCCACCACCATAGCACCCAAGGGCACCGAGCCCCCCCGAGAGGCAGCCGCCCCCCCGCATGGAGCCGTTTCGTTCGACGTGGACCGGGACTTTGAAAAGATGTTTGGGGGTGACGAGGCGCAGCCGGAGCCGGATCCCGTTCCAGCAACGACCGAGCCCCAGGCGGCCGAGCCCAGCCTTGTGGATCAGCTCCAGGCCATCGGCAAGGGGCATTCTGCCAACCTCGGCGGGTTCTACGTCCACCTCTCGACGCCCAGCGGAAAGTTCTTCATGGTCAGCAAGAAGAACGACGACGGCACCCCGATGAAGGCGGCCGTAGCCAAAGCCATTGCGGCAATGCACCCAGCCGGATACAAAAAGAAGCAGCAGAGTTACCTGGTGCCCAAGGATGAATACCTGGCCCTGGCGGCTCACTTGGAAGCCCAGGTGGCCGTCGGGAAGGCTCCAACCAAGCCCAAGGCGGACAAGACCCCGACTATCGGGTCGCACCCCGCATTCTCCCAGGTTAAAGAGGGAATGCAATTCGAGTACGGGGGCGACACCTACTCTGTCGTCAACAACCCGGCCGTCGACGGCGGGATCAAGCTCAAGGCGGACGGCAAGGATATGACCTTCACGGCGGTCCCTGGTTTGTGGGGCAAGAAGTCGTGGAAGGATGCCTTCAAGTTCAAGGGGATGGGCGACCAGACGGGGCCCAAGATCGGCGATACCAAGCTGGAGAACGGGCAGACCTACGTCCTGAACGCTAACCATCGGTGGGAGCTGGTCGAGAAGAAGGGACCGGCCACGGTGGTTCCCAAGGTAGCCCCGCTTCCCAAGGCGTTCCCATTCAAGCAGATTGGCCCACAGAAGGGATCGAACCCGGGTGGCCTGTATGAGGACGCCTTCGGCAAGAAGTGGTATATCAAGTTCCCAGGGAGCGAGGATCAGGCCAAGAGTGAAATGCTGGCCGCCAAGTTCTACGACCTGATGGGCATCGGTGCCCCCAAGGTGAAGCTGGTCCAGAAGGACGGAAAGCTTGGGATCGCCTCTGCTTTCCAAGAGGGCCTGGCAAAGGTCGGCGACGGGGAAGCTCTGGGGGCAAAAGCCGGGGTCAAGGAAGGGTTCGGCGCCGACGCGTGGCTGGCGAATTGGGATGTGGTCGGCCTGGGTTATGACAACCTGCTGGTCGGTCCCGACGGAAAGGCTGTGCGGATCGACCCCGGCGGGGCTCTGGACTTCCGGGCACAGGGCGGCCAGAAGGGGCCAGCTTTCGGGAACACTGTCCCCGAGATCCACACACTGAAGGATGCGGTCAAGAATCCCCAGTCTGCCTCCGTCTTCGGCTCCATGACTCAGGAGGAGATGAACCAGAGCATGGTTCCGGTACTGGAAATGCCAGACGACGTTATCGCCAAGGCAGTCCAGCTTTTTGGCCCCGGAGACGACAACCAAAAGGCCGCCCTGTCGGCCAAGCTGATCGCCCGGAAAAACTACCTCGCCAAGCAGTTCCCGGAGGCCGAGGCTATCGCTCATCCCCCCAAGCCTGACCCAAAGAGGCTCCCGGTGGATAAAGCTCAGATTCCCAAGCCGCCCGACTTCCTCGACTGGAACGGCCAAGGGAAGGGACTTTCTGCAACCCAAAAGGTCAACGAAGCGAATCAGGAGGCCGCCGCCGAGGTCCACCGGGCGGCCATGAAGGGGGACCTGGTTCGGTTGAAGAACTTACAGGTCCATCTAGTCGACAAGGGGACTGGGGAATCCAAGCTGATCCCCATCGAACAGCATCCCAGCACTCATGTCAAACAGTATTGGTCCGGTCTCGTTGCCTACATGGATGTGGTAGCAAACCCTGGTTCTGAGAAGCTGAAGACCTACTCCCTTGCTCAGGCAGAGGATGTTTCTGGCCTTTCAGATGCCTTCCCATCCAAACCGTTCGGTAAGAACACCGATAACATTGATAGCTCCGAGGTTCTCGGATACTTCATGCTGCTTGGCAGCGTGGCAAACCCAGAAGACTTCAGACCCAAGAACGCCGGAAGCAACGTTACTCCGGCTGAGGCGAAACTGGGTTATTCCCAATACGAGAAGATGCCGAAGAACCTGAAGTCCTACATCAGCAACGTCCAATCCACCGGTTCGATTAATCACCACTTCAAAGGGAATGACGTTTCTTATGGCGGGACTGACATCAAATTGGCAATCAAAGAGAGCTACGAATACGCCATTCCGAAGCACGAAGGGGCCCGTCTCTGGCGCTGGATGGACATTCCCTCTACCATGGCCAAGCAGCTTCAACAGGCGGAGCCGGGATTGCTTTTCCAGAATACCGATTCTATGTGTTGTTCCAAGGGCGAGGACTGGGGCAGCCATAAGCACTTCGGGAGCGACCTCCTCCTGGAGATTCACTATGCTGAAGGAGCCAAGGCCATGGATTCCTACGGATCCCATAGCATGTCCAGCGAACAGGAGATCACGACCCTCCCCGGGCAGCGGTTTATGATATTAAGCAAGGGTAAGGCTTCTGACGGGAAAACGATGAAACTCGAATTGCTCATGCTCCCTCCTGACCCGACCTTCGTTGATTCCGTTGACCAGTTTAAGAAAGGGGTGACGGTATGATCGGAAACTCGCTGAACTTCGACCACCAGCCAAAAGGGAAGGTTGCCCTCAATGACCTGGGCGACGTGGGCGCCATCGTTCAGAAATTCGTGGCCGATGTCCTAAAGGATTACGACTCCTTCGGGAAAGGAGTGGCAACCAGGGACGATGCCATGGCTGCCATTCGCTTGAAGGCTACGGTCTTGGGTGACGCCTTCATGGGGAAGGACCCAACGTTCTACGCCACCGAATGGAATACTCCCGACCGTCTGGGGGCTCACGTAAGGGCCCAGCGGTCGGTCAAATTCGAGGAACCCAGTCAGGATCCGGGCCAGGCATTCTTCCTGTTCTTGGCTACCCAGGTCGTGAAGTCGGCGAATGATCTCCATGGTGGAGACGAGGACCCGGAATGGGTTGGCTTCATGCTCCAGCGGGCCGTCAAGAGTGCCATCAAATTCCTTCTGACCGGGGAGGGGTAATGAGGGAGATCAAGGGTTTCTTCCGCGAATTCAACGGCAAGCGGGTCTGGATCCCCGAGCATGAGGACTCCCGGGCCGCCGCCCAGGCCCCGCCATCCAAAGCCGCCCCCAAGAACCTGAAGCCGGTCAACATGGCGCCGGCCCCGCCGCCAAAGCACGTCAACCCGGACGACAAGATCGGCTACCAGCCGTGGAAGAACAACCACTTCGGCACCCAGGCATCGAAGCCGGTCACGTCGGCCCCGTTCAAGATCCCCGGCAAGACCGGCCAGGCCCCCTCGCACTCCGCCGGCCAGGCCCCGTCCGGGAAGTGGTCCTGGGCGAAGCCGGAAGGAGCCCCGGAGAAGCCGAAATACACCCCCGAGGAACAACTGGCCTATTTCCTCAAGCACAACCCTGGGGCCAAGAAGCACCCCAAGCTGGACGAGAAGGGGAATGACGCCTATATCAAGGATCCGTCCAAGGCCACCGGGGCGGACACCTGGGAGGACCCCAGTGCCGTCGCAACCTGGATCCCGGGCGGGAAGGCCCCCGCGTCCCTAAACGGGGTCGCCATGGCGCCCTGGGCCGACCACCCGACGACGGACGAGGACTGGATGGAGGTTGAGGGCCAGGACCCGACCATTCAGGAGCCCCCCCTCCCCGAGGGGAAGGCGCCGGCCGCCGGGCTGGTGATCGAGGAGCCCGACGGCCGGGTCTGGGTTATCCATCCCACCAACCAGTTCGGAGGCTACCGGGGCTCGTTCCCCAAGGGCCACGTCGACGGGGACGACGCCCTCCAGGCCACCGCGATCCGGGAGGCATTCGAGGAGTGCGGACTGAAGGCGGAGATCACCGGGTTCTTGGAGGATGTCCAGAGGACCACCACGACGGCCAGGTACTACACGGCCAGGCGCGTCGGGGGAACCCCAACGGATTGCGGTTGGGAGAGCCAGGCGGTCTCCCTGGTGCCCCGGTCTCTCCTCTACCACTACCTCAACATGGCCACCGACCACGGGCTGGCTGAGGCTCTGGGAGCTGGGCCTCGGCCGGTTCCAAAATACGTCCCGCCGCCGAAGGCCCCCAAGGGCGCCCCCGAGGAACCCACTGGATTCTGGCAAGACATGGATTTTTGAGAACGCCCCCGAAAGGGGGTTTTCTCGTGCTGTCCAATTCCATTCTTGACTTACGGTCGCTTTGGGCCGATATTAAGACATACCGCCGCTGCAACGGCTTTCGAGGAGGTTTAGAGTGTGGGTTTTTCTCAATGATGCGTTTCTGTCTATCGTCCAGCCGCCAGCCGGGGATCCCAAGGATCGGCTCCTGGTCCGAGGCCGGGTTAAGGGTGACCTAGAGCGAGTCTTTCCGAAGGCTAAGGTCTCGGAAACTGCCAATCACGACTATCGTTTTCGCACCCTGATTTCCCGACAGGAGGTGGCAATCGCTCTGACCCGGGAAGTCATGGCCCTGAACTACCCCAACTTCAAGGGGAGTGTGATCGAGAACGACCGGCACGATGCGTACATGGGGTGCTGGAGCAGCATGAATGGCCTCCAGCGTTCACGCCTCGCTCCGCCGAAGCCGGCGAAGGGGCGGATTCGGCCATGGATCGACGATGATTTAACCTAGCATTAGGGGCACGGTAGGGCTTGGCCCTAGCGGTTCGCATCGGGGGTTCCTGGCAGGGTTGGGCTTTACGCCACCCGCGAGGAGCCCCCGATGCCCGTTATCAATACCACCCCCGCTACCAAAGTTTCCCCCAGTCTGGCGATGCCTCTGGCGGTCCCTCTGAATGGGGACATTTCCGGGCTGGTCTTCATCCTGGACGCCCTCCTGCATGGTGGCCCCAAGTCGGCGACCACTACCACTCCTCCCACCGGGCCGACTCAGGGCGACCTCTACATCGTTCCCGCTGGCGCCACCGGGGCTTGGTCGGGTCAGGCTGGCAACTTGGCTATCTGCAATCCTCAGATCGTCAAGGATGGTAAGCCCAATCCCTACTCCTTTGAATGGGACTTCATGGCGCCCAAGACGGGAATGAATCTTTACGTCCAGGACGTCGGCGGGTTCGTGACCTACACCGGGACGGCATGGGTAGCGGATCCTCTTTCCTTCGTCTCTGCCGCTCCCGCCAACAGCTCGGCCGCTGGTATCAAGGGTCAGATTTGGGCCGATGCGGGACAGCTCTGCATTTGCATTGCCACGAACACCTGGCGGAAGGTCGTCACCACCACCTTCTAAGCCATTCTGGAGCCGTCATGGACAACCATTCCCTCGAAGTCCGTTTCTTTTCCGCCATCCAGGCCCTGGCCATGGCGTCACAGTCGCCCCGCGCCATCACCAAGTCCATCCAGGAGCTGCCCGAGAGCGTCGGGGCTGCCGATGCGATTCATCAGGCCGTGATGGACGGGCTGCCCATGGATCGACTCCGCACCATCGTCAAGTCGAGTCAGGGCGACAGCCGCCGGGGCCGCGCCATCTCCGGGCGGATCCTGGACTGGATGGAGGAAGGTCGGCCGGCGCCGGAGGGAGAGCGCCCCATCGCCAAGGCCGCCAGCGATGTCCCCGGTGTGGGCACCCTTCCCGATGGGTTCCTGAAGTGGCAGCTCGGCACCGACGCATATTCCACGGCCACCCGCCAGGGCCTCATGGAGGAGCCGCGCTACGACACCGAGTCGTCCCAGGCCACCGACATCCCCCACAAGGGGAACGCCTTCAAACTGCCCGGGAAAGAGATCGCCATGCCCGGGACGGACGAGCCCAAGAAGAAGAAAGTGAACCCCAAGACCGACCTGGTGGACTGATGGAACCCCCGAGTGGGTATTTGCTCTGGCACCTGTTGACGGATGCCTTCAACGCCGTGACTTCCGGCCGCCCCATCGAAAAGGCCCAGCGGGCAGTCACGGTTCGGGCGCATTTCAGCCATGACGGGAAGGGCGGATTGCATCCCGTTAAGGCCAGTGTCCGGTGGGTTGATCAGGCCGCCTTCGCGCAGCTTGAGGATCAGCGGGTCAAGGCGACCTATGCCGCCATCCTCCAGCTCCAAAAAGGGAAGGGGCACCCGCCCTACATGACCACGAAGCATATGCGACTTGGCCCAATCGGGCTGGAATACGAGCGGCTGGAACATATTATCGACCAGCGGGCCAAACGGGGGCAGGACTTGGCGGCTTGCATGAGGGGGATGGCGGAATGCCTTGTTCGTGGAGACTTGAAGGTCGAGCCCCCAGGGAAAGACAACCGGCGCCCCAGCACGACGCCCCAAATATGGGCCACCAGCGGGAAGCACCAGGTAACCCTATCGCCCTTCTATGACAACCCGGCCCTTCCCACTGACACCGTTCCGACCTGGGTCGTATCCGGGTACGAAATGGAAGCGGCAAGGCCAACGGAGACGGCTGAAGCCAAGAGCGTCGTGATCGAAATCCAGAACGATTCCGAGGCAAAGTGATGGCCCGCCAAAGGGGTAGCCTCGGACGGGCCTACTTGGGGATTGGTCCGGCTATATTCCGCCCCCCTGTTGCACTCCAGAAATATGCCCCCGTCCAAGCAGGATTGCAAGTCGAATTTTGAGGCACCCATGAACGCCGGAATCCCCTTTACCGATAACGAATCCGGGGAAACCGGGTGGCTGATTCCCGTCGGCTGGACCCCCACTATCGCCCTGAAGATCAAGCCCTTGACCACCCCAGATCTGGATCGACAGGCAGGGAAGGCCGAGCCACGGGAGGGCGGCCGGCGCGGGCACATCGTCGTCCAGGGGATCCCCATCGCCATTGAGAATCCCGTCGGGAGTATCCGAAGCGGGGTTGACTCCTGCGGGACGAAGTGGTCGGTCAAGATGGCCAACCATTATGGATTTTGCAAGCGGTCCTTCGGGGCAGACGGGGACGGGGTGGATTGCTTTGTCGGGCCCAACCCGGAGAGCCAGTCGGTCTTCATCGTCAATCAGGTGGATCCGCTCTCTGGCGAATTCGATGAACACAAGGTCATGATCGGATGGGACACCGAGGCGGAGGCCAAGGCTGCCTACTTCGCCAACTACAGCAAGGGCTGGGACGGCTTCCACTCCATCGCCGCCCACACCATCGACGACTTCAAGGACTGGCTGGCAGATGAGAACGCCACCCGGACCATCGCCAAGAGCGAAGCAGAGGGCTTACAGCTTTGGGACCCCGACATGCCTAATTCTGGGCACGGCTGGATTTTCCCGAGGCCGGATGGTTGCAAGGCCCGGTGCGGTGGCCCGAAGCCACCGGACTACCAAGGCGACGGGCTCAACTGCTGTCATTGCGCCGAGGACCAGCGACGGCGTGACGGCTGGCGCACCATCGTCAAGGGCGGAGACCCCATCCCCGCCGGGGCCCACTGGATTACCGCGCACCCCGACGGGCCCGGTTCCAAGGGCCACCCTCTCCTCATCCAGCCGATCCAGGGTAGCAACGGCGCTGCCCGCGTCATCGGTGGCGCCCAGGGAAAACTGAATGGGCTCCGACTGCATGGCCTGAAGAACCCGGCACAATACAAGGAGGAGTCCAGGGCCAACGCCAAGGGCCGCCGCGAGGCCGAGGCGAAGCGGAAGGCCAGCCTGTCACCCGATGACCTCGCCAAGGAGCGGGAGGTCTCTGACGGGGCTCGGGCGGAGCGCAAGCAGGCCGAGGACAAGTTCATCAACGACGTCCTGGGAACCGCCACAGGTGGCCAGGGCGGCGACCATGAGGATCTGTTCAAGGGCGAGGACGACCCCAAGGTTGCCAAGGAGGCGCACCGGGCCCGGCTGGCCGAGGCCAAGAAGATCGTCGCCGAGGCAGAGAAGAAGGTTCTCTTGGACGCCGAGGCCCGGGGAGCCAGCGGGATCAACTTGGTCGGCGGGGATTCCCCTATGGACCTGGACGCCATCCTCTCGGAAACCCAGGGCAAGTCCGGGCCCGGCTACAACCAGAAGCTGGCCGAGCGGGCAGAGAAGGCCGGCATGACCAGCGAAAAGCTGATGGCTGCCGTGAACGAGATTCAAGCTGCCGAAGGCAAGGCGCCCAAGGAGGCTACGGGCCCCAAGAGCCCGGAGGAACAGGCCGCGAACATCCAGATTCACAAGGCGACTAAAGACCTCCAGGCACAGAAGGCCGCCGCCATGCGTGACGCCGTGAAGGAATCCCTGGAGTCCAATGAGACCCTGGCCCACCTCCTGCGGGCCCGCCAGGCACTCCGGGCGACCTACAAACAGCAGATGGCAGCCAAGAAGGGGATCACCTTCGAGCCGGGGTTCCAGATGGCCGTCGGCACCCCCGAGGAACACGAAGCCCTGGTCCAGTCCCTGCACGAGCAGCTCCTGACCCAGCACGTCCAGGGATTCCTGGAGGAGGTGGGCGAGAGATTCCCCGAGGGGAGCGACATCGACCCGTTCAAGACCGGCGAAATGGAGGGAATGCACCAGAGCCGGGGAGCCGGCGCCTTTGACCTTCTGCACGATGTCGGCCTGGCGGCCCTGGGCCAGGGAATGATCGACCGGGACGTTGTTGAGTGCCTGGGGCCCGAGGGGGCTGCCCACGTCGTCGCCCGTGCCCTTCGGCAGAACTTCAGCCCCGAGGACCAGCAAGCCGTCCTGGAGGCTCTGGAGCACCACCACCTCCAAGAGCAGGAGACCTTGCTTCCCCAGGTGACCGAGGACGCCCAGGCTCTCCGGGCCAAGGCTGCCCAATGTGACCAGGAACTCCTGGAAGTAGCTCACGACATCCCGGCCGCTGTAGAGATCCAGAAGAATAAGGTGGAGGCCCTGAAAGAGGCGCGTCGGGTCCTGGGCGGGGCCCTGGGGCGACTGGAAGCGAGAGCTGCCCTGATCGCCGCCCTCCACTCCACCCCTCTGAACGAGTACCAGATCCCTCTGGGCAAGATGACCCCTGAGAAGGCAGTCATGACGGCAGCCGCCCTTGGGATGCCCGAGGGAAGCTACCAGATCAGCCACGAGGACGGGGAGGCCGTCATCACCGCCCAGGGCGCAGCTATGGACGCCATGGTCAAGCCGGTGGATTGCGCGGCCCTGGGCGAGAGGGAGGTGGCCTTGTCTCTCAAGGGTGGCCAGCAGGATGAGGACAACTGGATCCCGGCTGGGTTCGCCAATCGGCTGGCCGACCGGTATTCCAACCCCGAAATGGAGCCCGCCGAATTCCAGCGGCACCACGATATCCAGGACGGAGACGACGCTGAGGCGGTGAAGGGGAAGCTCCAGGCATGGATGGGCTCACGGCTGGCCGACGGGGAACGACCCGAGGACATCGTTGCCAGCGTCTATGGCGGGGCCAAGCTGGACCTCTCCCCGGAAGCTCAGGCTCATTGGGACGCAGCCATGAACGAGATGGTCCCCCTGCGGGTCGTGGAAAAGGACGCCAAGAGCCAGCCCATTCAGGAAAAGGACAAGGAGACCGGGAAGCCCATAGAGATCAACGGGAAGCCCATGCTCAAGACCCGCGTCCGGGCCCCCCACGAGATCGCAGCCGACTTGGATCCCATGATGCAGGGCTACATGGCCGCGAACCCCAATGAGGCAGGAACGACCCTCCAGGGCCAGCGGGTGCAGGACGATGGAAACTTCCATGAGGCACTTCACCGGGCACTGGCCAAGGATCCCCGGCTGGCCGCCGCCTATATCCCCCAGGGCGAACTGACCCACGAACACGCGTCGGCCATCCGGGACTTCTTCTACAAGGAACACTTCGGCGGCAAGGCGAACAGCGACGACGCCAAGAAGTGGAAATTCGACCAGGCCATCGGCAACCTGGGCCCCGAGCCCGAGAAGACCAACGCCGAAGTCCAGTCCATGAATCTATTCGCCGGCATGAGCGACGACGACGCGGCCGACGCTGAGGGAGCCGCGTCGGACAAATGGGTGGAGTGGAACAACAAGCGGCAGCAGCTCGAATCCGAATATCACGAGGACGCCACCAAGCCGACCCTTTGGGACAGCTACATCCAGCGGATGGGTGGGACCAAGTTCGCCCAGGGCGCCATCCAGGACGTGATGCGGGGGCAGCTCAATGAAGCCTTCCACGACCACTACCACCACCTGACCGGCCAGAAGCTCCAGATGGCGACGGCCGACATTTCCGGGGCCCAGGCGCACCTCCAGATGACCTTGGGAGACAAGGAGGCCGAGGCCCTGGCCGCAGATCGCAAGTCCCAACAGGCGAAGCTCCAGAAGAAGGGCGGCGGCCAGTTCGGGGCGGGGAAGGTCGGAGACAAGCTCAAGGAGGCGAAGGCAGCCCAGGCCCTAGCAAAGGTCCAGGACGGGGCCCTATTCAACTTGAACGAAACCGAGGAGCCGGAGCCCGGGAGAGAGGAGGCGCCGGCTGCCGCATGGGAGAAGCCCGAGCTGGCGCCCGGGGAACGCTACCACCTTGGGACTGCCCTGGAGAACCAAATCCGGGGGCTCATGCCGGCCGCGTCGGCGCCCTTTGCTGGGCGAAAGGGGTCAGTGAACGTCCAGGACGGGCTCCACATGAGCGGGAAATACGTCCAGCAGCAGAGGGCCGTCAAGGCGATCACCCAGCTCAAACGGATGGGGCTTTTCTATGGCGCCGGCAGCGGCAAGACCCCGATCATGCTGGGCAGCCTCACGACCCTTCACCAGCAGGGGAAGCTCAAGAAGGGCATCATCGCCGTCCCGTCGGTCGTCCAGGCCCAGTTCGGCGCCGAAGCCATCCGGTTCATCGACCCATCCAGCGGCTTTCATGTCCATGCCGCCCCGGGCGAGAGCTACGACGAGAGGCTGGCCGCCTACCGCGACCCCGACCAGCAGGCGGTCGTCGTGACCCACCAGACCCTTCGGGACGATACCCTAAAGATCCTGGGCGACCACCTGGGCAGCGGGCCCGAGGGTGCCAGGGAATTTCTGCATTCGGCATCCCCCAAGGACGCCGCTGCATCCGTCAAGGAAGCGTTCATCAAGGCTGGGATCGACTTCAACGCCATGATGGTGGACGAGGCCCACGGCGCCCTGGACCGGGATGGAA